ATCGTTAATAACTTTTGCGCGGGCAATAGAGGGGATAAACCTCTAAACTGTGAATACTTATTCACGAAGTCATACACATGCCCGCAGTCGGGATTGAATCTCTTTATATGAATAATATCCTGCTTCGGTATGAACTTATTAATCGTTTGCCCACCCACCACATATTCATAACCGGTTATTGTCTGCGGGTATTCCCTTGTTACATGAACGATCACGTTAGAGGGCGGCAGGACATATAATTCGGTAACACGCCCGCCATTGGCACCATCAACAGGCCTGTACTTGTAAATGATACATTCACCATTGAGAAGATAGTAGCAATAACAGGCCAGGTTAAACTCCTGTTCGGATTGCAGCGGGTTCGGATATTCAAGTAGCTTGACTAACGGGTCATTATCCTGGGCATCTTCCAGGGCTTTTACCTGGGTAAGCAAAATGTCGAAAAGCCCTTTTGAAGTATAAAACAGGCGGCTCGTTATGGCGTTCAGCCGGCGCATAGCCTTCTCATCCTTCTGATAATAAACATACATCGGGATAAGGCTCGTTGTTTCGGCTATCTTGTTTACAACACTATACACCTGATCCATACCGATATAAGCACTTGCCGCGGCATGTGTTGTCCAGTCCGGGTAAATAGGAACAGCGGTATTTTGCTTGCCCCAGACCTGTTCTGAAAACAATGCTGTGAGTGGTGGAGAGAAGATATTTGTTATCGCCTTTAGCTGTTGTTCTAATGCGTTTATCTTTCTTTTGCCGAAGAGGTCGGGCAGTTGCATGAGTGTAAATATAATTAAAATAACAATACCTGTTTTACTTCCCGGCTTATAATGCCCCGGCAACAATTCAGAATATGCAGGCCGGTTTCCGGGTGTACGCAGTTGCGGTAAATCTGATCCTTCCTTGTGCTTAGTTTATACCCGTCCAGGTCAAAGCCATGCAGGGCGCTCCATTCGCTTCTTGTGCCTTTATGTATATCAGCCTGCTTTATTTCAATATCAGTTATCTTAAAGTTAGCCCAGATGAGATGCCGCCCCATTTCTTTTGTTGGTGCAATAAGCGGTTTATAAAATGGCATTACATTTTCAATACACCACTTACCGGAAAAATAATGAGTGAGAAATATTATCTCCTGGTATAGTATCATATCAGGATACTTAACAGCATAAGCGCCGCTCTTGCTCTTCCAGTACCTTGCCCGGCTATGCGTTTGACATGGCGGGCTGCTCCATATAAAATCAAACTCTTTATAATGCTGCAAAAGATATTCATGGGCATCGGCAATAATCATTTTATCCTGCGGAAAGTAATCGCTGTAAATAGTCGCTATCTCCTGGTTATATTCAACGGCTGTAACTTCCACGTCCTGCCATAAACGCCTATTGCCGCCGATACCACTATATAAATTAAGCACTTTCATATCAGTCCAAACACATTCAGCAGCCAGATAATAAGCAGCAATACAACCACCACATTCAGGATGGTCTTTATTGCCTGCTCCATCGGAATATAACGGTTCACAAACCACATGACAACGCCGGCAATGATGAGGATGAGGAGAACCCTAACGATAGGGATGATTACAAGTAGTGTCATGGTTTATTTGGTTTCAAGTTCAATTAGTGTTACCTCAACCATGTTCCCCTTTGGAATATGCTCATGATAAAAAGCGTCAATCTCTTTAACAGTTGTGTCTTCTGTTACTTTCATAGATGGATGATAAACGTCCCACCTATCTTCCGATATTTGTCGGCTTGTAGTAAATGTTACTATATACTCTGTCATGGTTTCATTCACCTCCCTCCTGCGGTTCCGGTTCCACCTCTTCACCCGGTGCCAGTATCGCCGTTATCTCGGCCACATACTCCGCAGACCTTTTGGTAATATCCTTCATAAACTGCTTGCCCCTGTCAACCACTTCTTTAACAGAGTCCTTTGCAAAGTCCATGTGCAGGCGTTCAATATCGGCAATGTATTGAACCGTGAGTTCGCGGATTTCGTCTAAGTTTTCCATGTGTGTGTGGTTTAATTATTTACAAGAATAAAAACGCATTTCAAGTTTAATACATTTTGCTGCACGTTTTTTTATCCAATGCCGCCATTTTTGTTCGCCCCAAATTGTTTTATTCATCATTTCCATATACTTTGAAATACTTTCTCCTCTTGTGTTCGCCATAGTATCAAGGCCTATGTTATCGCCACGAGTTATAACAAACCATGCTTTTAATTTGCGCCTACTTTTTGCACGTATTTCAATCATAACTAATAACTATAAACCAACTTCTTCTTTCTCTTATTCATCCGTGTATAAACCGCATACCGTAAGGCATCTAAAGCATGATCCATAAATTTCACCGGCTCATCTAAAACCTTCCCTTCACGGTCTAACTTCCATTTATACGACTTGATTTCTTTCAATAAGTTGGTACTATTTCGCGTTATAAACAGCGGATAACTCTTCACTTTTTGTATCCCATCATAAACACTTTTCTCCGCCGGCAATGCATTTAAGCCCATCCGTTTTATTTCTTCAATAGTTTTTGGTTCGGCGGCATCGCAATATATATCGCAGGACCTGGTAAGCCCGAATATCTTTATAACATCGGTTAAGTCTGATGTTGTAAGTTTCGTTTCATAAAGTATCTCTTCGGCATATATCCTGCCGTCTTTAACACCCACCTTGATAAGTGCTGATGGGTTGTTATAACCGAAGTCAAGGCCATAAAATGTTTCATCGCATTGCGGGAATTCGGATACTTCTTTCCAGTGCGTGTAAATAGTCTCGCTGCTCGTTCCGCGTTCGCCAAGGCCATATACCTTCCACAAGTTTTCATCGGCATCCTTGAGTGATTCGATTTCTTCAATGATCTCCTTTGACAGATTGGCGCGGTTGTTCTTGTAAGTGGATATTATTAACTTATTACCATCGGCATCACTAACATCATAAACCCAGCTAAATTCATCTGCCGGATTGAAGTCCAGGAATATGGTCTCGTTTGTTCTTATTGCAAGCTGTGTGTAAATAGGCTTACTGATTAGATTTGCTTCATTGACAAACAATACATCGCGGCTTGTCCCATGAACCTTGCCCTCATCCTCAACACCAAAGAATTCAATGTAACTGCCTGTTACCGGAAATTCATAAATGTTATCCGTTTTATTAAAGCACTTATCCGAGTAAATACCCCATTCTAACATAATGTTTAAAAAATCACGCCGGGCGCCCCTTTTTAGGTGGGGTAATGAAGGGCTTACTATTGATACCGATTTTTTATTTTCAAGGCACAGTGCGGCTAAAAACTGGCAAATTGAATAGGTCTTGCTGCTCCTCGTGCTACCCTGGTTTGATATAACGCGAAACATCTGTTTTTCATAGGCGGCTTTATTGGCCCAAAAGACGGGTGTGGTATTTATGGGCCTATCCATTATCGGGCAATGGTTCGTTATCAATAGCCGGCTGAAATATTAAACGAAGCGGTACATCATTGCCCTGCTGGTCGGTAAGGCTGATGCCCTGCGGTGTCTTGCCTTCCACGCGGTCAAGTACTTCCTTTATCGCAATAACATTACCTTTCTTTGCCTGCCTTAACAATGCCTGTATTATTTGCCGCTGTGTCGGCATTGGTACAAGAATCTTGGTAGGCTTACGGGTAACAACGTCAATGCCTTCAATGATGATTTCTTCTTTGCCTTTTAGTTCTTTGACGAGTAACTCGGTCATAAACTTAGTTCGTGGGCGTCCATTACCATTGCGCTTTGGATCATGTCCCGGCAAAAAGTTTTGCAGCCCGTTCATATTTGGATTAGAGTTCGACATGATTCGTATTTAATTCGCATTTTAGAGCGGCAAGATCGCCTCGAACGTCTTTCCCCAACTGGTCGCCGGGTGCATTTCCATTTATGCTATTGCCGCGTATAATAGGTTTACCCCGGTACATTCCCGCGCCTAATTCATCGATCTTTGAAAAGGGGATAATAGGAACGGTTAATTTACAGGTCTTGTCGATTAGGTAAATGTAGCGGAGTTGAAAGCCTTTTACAGTTTTTGCGCCTATTGACAAAAAGGGAATTAAACTACATTCGCCACCAATTTTAGCATTATATCTTTTAGCCATTTCAATTCTTCTCGGTCGCCTGCTATCAGTAAGAACCAAACGCGTTTCTCGTAAGCCATCGGGAAACTCAATTATCTGATCGTTTTCTTTTATTCCCGTTAATACAAATCCGCTTGCCCTATATATCGCACCGTCCCAGCATTGCGTGGCATCGGCAAAAGATAAAACCCATTTTATATGCGGTGAATGTTTTTTAATTAGTTTAATCGAAATTGCAATACATCGGCTTTCACTATTTTTAGGTAAACATTCATCAAACGCCATGCGGTTAAGTTCTAACATTTCATTCCATTGCGTAGGCACTACAAGACCTATAATTTTACGTTTATCAAGTGGCGAACCGTAAGACATTACACCATGTAAACGCTCGTTTAAAAACGCCCCGAAATGCAAAATGGAATTATTCACCACCTTACCCGAATAATGATATTTCCGTACAAATTCATTTGCAATTTTTGACGGTATAACTCTAATTATTATTTCCTTTGCGCGTCCCATTCAAAAACGATTTGATGTAATGCATTACCATTTGAATTTTCATTGCCGTATGTATCACCGTTTATTTTCACGCGGCGCAAACTT